GCAGTTTCATAACCTTGCATCAAGGCCTTATTTGCTACATTAGACAACGCGATTGGGAAAGAGGATGTAGAGTTGATAGCTTCACGAGCTAATTCCAATCGATCGGAGTAATTAACAGTTAGACCTTCACGAGCTATAGACTCACGTGCTAATTCCATCAAGGACATAGAACGAAGTTCATCTGCACCTGGTGCAGGATTTGCGACTGGGATACCCATAGACATCATCAAAGCGTCCTGCATAGCCATGCGGAACTTATCAGAATCTGCTTCGCCGACTTTAGTAATTACTGGTTTATTGCGTTCACGCAACGCATCCATTACTACCTCACGAACTTCGGCAACAGATTTGCCAGATTTGATGAAATCATCTACACCATCAACTTCGAAATCACGGCATAGACTTGTGATTGTAGATACGCGTTCACGTTCTGCCGCAATCAACTTCTTAGCGTCATCTGCATTAAAACCTTTAACTCCGGACTCTGGTACTTCCGGTACTACTTGTGGCACGTTTTGCTCAGTGCCTTTTGCTTTTGCATCACCTTTCATAGGTTCCTCCTCATTATCTTCTACACTTCTGCCTACCCCTACAGTCGGATCTGCAGGGACGGACACAACACTAATCTCCAATGGTTCCCAATATGTAATTACGTATGCTGGGCCTGTAAACCGGCCATTGGAACTTTTAGAATCGGAATCGATTAATTCCTCATATCGGCCTATGTCATATCCGACACTCACGCCCTGTAGTGTGCCTTTTAGCACTTTTTGATAAATCTTTTCAGACTCATCGTCTTCATCGAATCGAACAATCGCTTTACCTCGATTGTCTTCAATCCACACCTTTTCGATGTGGCCGACAACCGCGTCGCGGTCATGATTAAATAACACTGTGCCTAATCCATTATTAAAGCGGTCTAGGTTAATGCATCCGTCGTCATGACACAATATCTCTGTTCCGAACCATCTTTCATATGGCTCTTCAGAGGAAAAGGACAATTCGACGGTACGATCATCGTTCGCTTCGATATTTGTAATTTGCGCCTCTCGGGCATATTTACCTAAGAGCTGCTTCTTTGCAAATTTCCCCACTAGCTATCATCTCCTTTCATATCAGTGGTGCTATCATCCGCTAGATTCGTTATGTCCCCATTCATATCAAGGGCAACACCCAATTCCTTAATGCGGTCTTGTTCCAGCTTCCGCTGTTCCAGCACTTCTTCCCAGTCCTTACCAGATGCACTACATACGTCTTCGAGCGTTGTGAGTCCTGCCTTAATGGCTTCCTTGTTAGCGTTAACTTCCTTAACAGGGTCAATCCAAGACCAGCCTGGAGCTAACCACGCTACCTTTTTATAAAGTTTTGGGTTTGCTGCATAGTCATTAGCCGGGATAATTCCCTTTAGGTAGCATGCTTCAATGAAAGCGCGCCATACCGGCATACAAAAATGCTCAATTATAAAACGCTGCATCTGCTTGAATGATTGCTGGTCCTCCAGCATATTCTGCCGAGCTGCGGAGAAGTTACCACTAATATTGCGCGTCACTATGTCCGCGCTTAGACCCATACCTGACGCTATGCGTCTTGTTTGTGTCGCTGAGTATTCTGATGCGGTTCCTGCATTTCGCTTAGGTTCCGCAAATGAAATTGATTCACCTGCACGTAGATGTTGGATAATCCCTGGCGCCATTGAACGAACTTTCTTGCCTTTACTATCAATCTTATTTGCAACCATCGGGTTACCCCCAGTATTACTTGTTACGAACGCGCCGAAACATGCGGCTACACGAGCCGCTATAAGGGCGGCATCCATGTATTCATCTACGTCATGAATACGCTTTAATACGAGGGCTAACATACTAACCCCGCGCAGTTCACTAGGTCTGCGAGGCTTATGTAATAGAAAAGCCCTATTACTTGGCAGCCTTGCCTCGTTAAACGACCGTATTCCTAATGGATCTGTTTGGAATACGTGATATGCTATTGGTCTTCCGTATTTATTAACTTCCACGCCATTAACAATACTGTTGCCATTCTCGCTTACCGATACGGCTCCGATATTCTCGCCCTCGATAAGCTGTAATGATAGTGGTATATCTGCGCCTTCGGAGGTCATATTAACTAGGATTTCCCCGTCATAGACCATTCGGCGCAGAGCCATTTCTTGCAACTCGTAGAACGTAGATATTCCTCGGATATCCGCGTTTTCCTTATCCACCCAGTCCGCCCAAGCTTCCTCAATTTTCTTATTGAGTCTTTCATTCAGCTTTCCTGCGCGGGTCTTAATTTTGCACTGTGGCTTTATTCCGGTACCTACTACATTCCGTAATAATGCCAATACAACACTTTCAGCAAGGTCACTATTAAGTTCTGCTGCACGTGCACGACCTCGAATCAAATCACGTTGGCCTGATGCTACTTGTTCAGCTGTACCAAATACTGGCATCCAGTCGCCACTCAATCGATCTGTTGACGCCGCATCATATCCACGTTCAAGCGAACTACGGAAATATGCTCTACGGGCAGCTCGTTCTGGATTGAAATAAGCTATTACCTTATCAAGTATGTTCATCGTCGCTCCCATGACACGTAGGATGTCGTGCTATTACCTTCCTCATCATCAACGCGAGACATTAACTCACGTTCACGGGCGTATAATGTCGGCAGGTCATGCGTCTTAAATCGCTTACCACCTACAGACATCTCGGCGTATCCATTCGTCTCAATTTCCTCGATTATCGTTCGAATACGCTCCAAGTCTTCTCTTGCGCTCATGGTCTCACCTCCTTATTAACTAAACCAACCTCGGCTATCTGCATTAAAGTCTTCATCATCCGTATCTTCGTCCCCCTCATCGGTATCCAGATTATATTCGGGTAAGTATTTAACACCTACCGAGTCCGCCACCATGGCGTTGTATACACACGTATCCAACAAGTGATTTGTTGGATGACTGGTTAATGGTTTCCATTGCACTGTAACTGCTCCGGTCTTTACATTTCGGATTTCTTGCTTTTCCTCCGACCGGAGGTGCTCCGAATATTCCTCTGGACAATCCTTAAATAAATGGATTGTGCCAGGCTCATTAGCCGGACGTACCATACGTGCAAATATAAAGTCCTTCCAGTAATCGGTATTTACTACGTACAGCTTCATGCCTCCGATGACGCCCTTCTCGATGCTGCTCATCTTATAAGGCGGCGCTAGAGGACTGTGCGAAGAATCACCTTTAACTGGCACGCATACTTCTGGATACTGCGCACAGTACTGATATACTTCATCTGTTCGGTAGCCACTATCGATACCGGCCCTCACAATCTTACGGGCCTCACCATACTCTGATGGATATTCTCTATCGATGAGTACCTCGGTTAAATCTGCCCAACTACTTGCTTGACCATAATCAACTAAGTAGCTTGATACGCCGTGAGCGTAGGCTCTAACTTCCCACCAGAAATGATCTTGCTGCACGTCGACAGATGCAATGAGTAATGGTGCGTGCTGAGGCACAACACCACGAGGAACTTCTGATTGCGTAAACACGAGGTTCTGTGTACTTTTAGTTTTCGCAGATTTCCAAGGCTCCGCTAGCCACGAGTTGATAAAGTTCATCAACTCGCTTGGCGTATTCTTCGATTTGACAAACTCATACGCTACATCCCCGAATGTGACCCATGGAGAATAAAGAGATGACAGATGATAGGCTACCGACCGGACAACTCGGAACTGTGATTCATTCACCGTCCGCCATTCACCTTGCCGGAGCATATCCATCTTGTGCTTATCATCAATACGGTGCTTACAATGTTCGCACTCATAATATGCGGTATCACGTATCATATCCGCATTGCCATGGTGTTCCTCCGGCCATTTTATCTGCTTGAGTTTGAGGGTCTGCGACACCCCGCAATGCGGACATGGCACGTAATACTGCTTACGCTCATTTGCACCCATATAGGACTGCCAAATATTGCCATTCTCAATCGTAGGAGTTGACACCCTTACAATCTTCTTATCGACGAATGTCTTGGTACGTTCCTCGGCCAGCTTAATCGGATTCGCTTCCTTACCGGAGAAAGCTGGATACTTATCAATTTCATCGAAGAATAAGTACTTAATTGACCGACTTGAAAGACCACTTGGTGAGTTTGCCCCAACAAGTACCATATAATTACCGTTGTTAAAATCTAACTCTAGCAATTTACTACCCTCATCGAACTTGTCGCTAATCGATTTGACAGATTTAATCATAGGCTGCACACGCTTATCACTAGCGAACTTAGCGATGGCATCTGTTGGGTATACCATCATGGTAGGAGATGATGTTTGATCTAGTGCATACCCTATCATGTTAAGTTCTGTTTCTGTCTTACCTAGCTGTGCACCAAAACATAATGAAATGCTTTCAATAAGAGGATCCGTGAATTTGTCCATAGGCTCCTTGAGATAAGGTGTACGCGCTGTACGCCATCGTCCAGGTTCAGCAGATACATTAGTCAGCACTCTGTACTTATCTGCCCATTCCGAAACGGTGTATCTTTCAGGTGGCTTGAATGCTTCCAGTTCCTCGGGGAACCAGTCAACCTTTGGTCTTTGCTTTTCCCGCGGCTTTGACTTTCGGCGTGTATTCGCCTTCGCGTGCGTAGCTTTCGAGGTATTCTTCGACAAGGCCATTCACCACCTTTTCTACACGAACACGTTCCTCAGGATCCGTGAATTCACTTCCGATACGCTTACCTAATTTGGTAAACGATGTCTTTAATTCCAATATTCGGTTAGCCCATGCCTGTGCCACATCGGCACGAGGGACATATTCGCCATTTAGCACATCTAGCATTTTCTTTTCACGTGCGGCCTTTGCTTCTTTATAATCTGCTTCGGCTTCTAACTTACGAGTTGATGCGGATTTGCTTTTAGCGTTATCGCCTTTAGCCTGTCCTAAATACACGAGGACTTCCCGGAGATTCCACCAACCTACAGAGGCTTTAGGCATCCCTGCTTTATGATGTCGAGAAATAATTTCCGGAGTGACCCGCAAGAGGTCACATAGTTGAGTGCTGGATACGAGCAGATTGCCTGCAGCATCAAATTTCACTCTCGGTTTTGTGTCCGCCATAGGTGTACTCCTTTCTTAAATCGTCTTTCTACATTCAACAGGAAAATTTTTCTCACAGGGAGAGGACCATCGCGCGGGGGCGACCAGCGGC